GCCGTGATTGATGCCTGATGCCAGCAATAAGCCGACACAGTTCACAGAAGAACTAGCGGCGGCCATCTGCACACTTGTCATGGAGGGGATGTCTCTCCGCGCAATATGCAGAATGGACGGAATGCCGACGAACCCAACGGTCTATAGGTGGATCGCTGAGAGGCCAGACTTCGCGGGGCAATACGCGCGCGCGACGGATGTCCGTGCTGAACTTGTGTTCGACGAAATATTCGACATAGCGGACGACGCCCACAACGACTGGATGGAGCGCCACGGCGACGATGACGCTGGTTGGGTAGCGAATGGCGAGCATATTCAGAGATCAAAGCTTCGAATAGATGCGCGCAAGTGGGCTTTGGCCCGAATGAACCCACGCAAGTACGGCGAAAAACTTGGGATTGGCGGGGCCGCCGGGCTTCCTCCGATGGAAAGTCGAGACGTTTCCTCAGCGGAAGTTCTCAGAGAGAAGATAAATGCCATCGCCAAGCGTCGTGGAGCAGATAGCGAGCCTGCCCAAGACTGATCGTGACGAAATCTTGGCGGGCTTGACGGACGAGCAGGCAGAGGAACTGCTGTACGACTGGCGTGGGTTCACGGCAAGACCGGACCAAATTGCGCCAGATGGCGACTGGGATATATGGCTGGCTCTTGCCGGGCGCGGATGGGGAAAGACCCGCACGGGCGCTGAATGGGTGCGCGAAAGGGTTAACGCAGGGGCAAAGCGCATTGCCCTCATAGCGGAGACGCAGAAAGACCTTGAGGAAGTCATGGTCGGCGGTGAAAGCGGAATTCTTTCCGTGTTCCCGCCTTCCGAACGGCCAACAGTCCGTTTCAAGCCTGTTCGCCTGACATTCCCGAACGGTGCGATTGCGCTCGTGTACAATGCGACGGAACCCGGGCAGCTTCGTGGCCCACAGTTTGACACCGCATGGTGCGATGAGCTGGCTAAATGGCGCTACGCTCGCGAAACATGGGACATGCTGCAATTCGGCATGCGTCTCGGCGATCCGAAGGTGATGGTAACGACAACGCCAACGCCAACCGAGTTGGTGAAGGCGCTGGTGGCTGGACAGGAGGGAAAGGTCCAGATCACCAAAGGCAGTACATTCGACAACGCTAGCAACCTTCCCGAAAAGTTTCTTACAAAAATCCGCTCTCGCTATGAGGGCACTAGGCTCGGGCGGCAGGAACTATACGCAGAAATCCTTGGCGACCTTCCGGGCGCGCTCTGGTCGATGTCCACGCTGGACGCCTACAGAAAGAAAACCGCCGATTGCGACCGCGTCGTTGTGGCTGTTGACCCGGCGGCATCGAACAACCCCGACAGTGACGAGCACGGCATCATCGTTGCCGGTCGTGAGGGGCAAGAGGGACGCGTCCTGGAGGATGCTACCATGCAAGGTAGCCCCACGGATTGGGCGCGAAGGACAGTGAGCCTCTACCGCTCATGGCAAGCCGATGCTGTGGTCGTCGAGGTCAACCAGGGCGGCGACATGGTCAAGCACACGCTGCTGACCATTGACCCGAATATAAACGTTATCGAGGTGCGGGCCTCTCGCGGCAAGCACGTCAGGGCAGAGCCTATAGCGGCATTGTACGAACAAGGGCGCATAGCCCATGTCGGCGCGTTTCCTGAACTGGAGACGCAAATGACGCAGATGACAATTCACGGGTTCGAGGGTGTCGGCTCGCCAGACCGCGTTGATGCGCTGGTGTGGGCAATGACCGAACTGTTCCCGGACATGACAGAGCGAGTGCCAGACGTGGCGCGTTTCGCAATCACACGGCACTCCAAAGGGTGGCAAGGCTCTTGAAACACGACGACCTCCTCAAGGAAGCTCGCGAGCGCGCAAAGCTGGCGGCTGACGCTGACCGCTTTAACCGCGAGGAAGCACTTGACGACATGCGCAATATCGTCGGCCTCCAGTGGCCGGATGATGTGCGCGCCAAGCGTGAGGAAGATAACCGCCCCTGCCTGACCATCAACCGCTTGCCGCAGTTCCTCCGTCAGGTCACCGGCGACCTGCGCAACATGAACCCGGCAATCAAGGCCATTCCTGCGGACACAAAGGCTTCGCAGGAGGACGCCGAGCTTGTCGAAGGTATCATTCGGCAGATCCAGTATGAGAGCGATGCCTCGTCTATTTATGAGCGGGCCGCTGAATCTGCCGCCGCTTGCGGGATGGGGTTTTTCCGGGTCCTCACTGATTATGTCGGCAATGACTCGTTTGACCAGAAGATCATCATTCAAAGCATCGACAACCCGTTTTCGGTGTACTTTGATCCTGAGGCCCGCAAGTCCACACGCGAGGACGCGCGCTGGTGCCTGATTACGCAGGTAATGACCGAGGAGGCATTCAAGGACGCTTACCCGGACAAGGTCGCCGTGAGTGTCGAGCAGGATGGCTCTGGCGATGGCCTGGAGTTCTGGAGGCAGAACGGAGAAACAGTTGTAGCTGAGTATTTCTGGAAGGAACCGAAGTCCAAGACGATCATGTTGCTGCCAAACGGCATGATCTTGGAGAATGCCCCCAAGGACCTCGGCGGGAAAACAAGAACGGTCAACTATGACGTAATCATGTGGGTCAAGATCAGCGGCAAGGATGTGCTGGAAGGCCCGCAGGAGTTCCCCGGAGATCATATCCCCGTCATTGCCGTGATGGGGGAAGAGCTTCACATCGGGGACAGGATTTACCGATCCTCGGTCATTCGCTTCGCCAAAGATCCGCAGCGCCTCTACAATTACTGGCGCTCTGCACAGACTGAAATGATCGCCTTGCAGCCGAAGGCCCCGTATCTGGTCACCGCCAAGCAAATATCTGGCTTGGAACAGATCTGGAGCGAGGCCAACGATAGCAACCGGCCTTATCTGCCGTATATCCCCGACCCCAATGCTCCCGCCCCGCAGCGCGCCACGCCGCCAATTCCATCCTCGGGCATGATGCAAGAGGTCGGCCTCGCCGCCGATGACATGAAGGCCACGACTGGCATTTACGACGCCGGTCTCGGGCAAAGGTCTGACGAAAAATCTGGCGTGGCTATCCGTCAGCGCCAGATGGAAAGCGACGTATCGACCTCGATCTATTCGGACAACATGGCGAAGGCCGTTGCCCACTGTGGGCGTGTCATTGTCTCGATGATTCCGAAAATCTACGACACGAACCGAATGTTGGCGACCATCGGTGAGGATGACCAGCACGGCATGACCGAAATCAACAAGCCTATGATGTCAGAGAATGGACCGATCACCATCAACGACATGACCAAAGGCAAGTTTGACGTTCGCGTTGATGTTGGCCCGAACTACGCCACAAAGCGCCAAGAAACTGCCGAAAGCATGATGCAATTCATTCAGGCTTTCCCGCCCGCCGCTCAGGTTGCAGGCGACCTCATCGCCAAGTCAATGGACTGGCCGGATGCCGAAAAGATCGCGGAGCGCCTAAAGAAAATGCTCCCGCCTGGAATGGCTGAGGAGGACGACCCGCAAGCGCAGGCGCAGATGCAGCAACAGCAGATGATGCAGGCCCAAGAGGCTCAGCAGCAGCAAGCAATGGCACAACAGGCCCAAAGCCTTCAATTGCGCGAGATGACCGCGAAGGCCAACAAGGCCGAGGCAGACGCACAAAAATCGCATTACGAGGCCGAAAAGGCCCGTTTTGAGTTTGGCACCATGACGAGTGTCCAAATCGTGCCGGGATTACCGGCCTAACCCAAGAGGAACCTATGAGCGAACTAGAGCAGGCGGCCCTTGAAGGGGCGGCCCCAGAAGTCGTTGTCGAAACCGAAGTGCCAGAGGTGGCGGAAAACACCGAGGGGCAGGAGGAAAGCCAGCCCGATAAGCCAGAAGAGAAATCCAAGTCGCAGCAAAGACGGGAACGTCGGGAAGCTGCGATAAGGCAATCTGCGCAAGAAAAGGAAGCGGCGGAAGCTCGCGAGGCTGACCTGAAACGGCGCTTGGAGCGCATCAAGTCAGCGCGTGAGAGTGAGGTAGCGCCTCAGGAATCCGATTTCACGGATGTCATTGAATACGCGGCGGCCCGCGCACTGTGGAAACAGCGCCAAGAGGATGCCCGATCCGACGTTCAGGAGATCGAAACAGAGGCGAACGACTATCGGCAGAAGGCAGAAGCTGAGGACGCGAAAATCCGCGCCGAACGCGTTGCTGAATTCTCCGATCAGGTCGTTGAAAAGCGGGCGCAATATGCGGACCTGGATCAAGTTCTCGCTGTAGCACAGCGCGCCGATGTGGTCGCAAACCACATTGCGGACATGGTTCTGGTCAGTGAATCGCCTGTCGATCTTGCCTATCACCTCGGGAAAAACCCGGCACTCGCCCGCCAGATCAGCCAGATGCCCCCGATTGCGGCGGCTCGAGAGCTTGGACGCATTGAAGCGCGTCTCAGCCTTCCCAAGCCAAAACTTGAAACACAGGCCCCTTCACCCATTGCCCCCGTCAAACCCGGCGGAACGGCGATGAAAGATCCTGCCAAAATGTCTGCGTCTGAATGGCGAGCATGGCGGGAAGCCGGGGGCCGCTTCTAGGAACCTAGGAAATGGCTAACTCGTTTCTAACGCCCTCAGTGTTCGCACAAGAGGGCCTGATGCTGCTGGAGAACGAACTCGTTCTCGGCAACAAAGTGCACAGTGACCTTTCGTCCGAATTCGCAATGGTGGGTGACACCATCAGCGTTCGCCGCCCGACTGCTTACCTGGGCCAGGACGACAACCTTGACGTGACCTCGTACAATGAGGACATCACGCAGGGCAAGACCACCATCGTCATGAACAAGACGCTGTCGGTCAAGGTCAATATCTCGGCGCTTGACCGCACCCTGTCGTTCGACCGCACGGTTGAGGACATCATCAAGCCGGTGGCGATCAAGTTCAAAGACAAGATCGAAACCTCGCTCGCCTCGCTGTACACAAGCCTTTATTGGTTCAGCGGCACCCCCGGAACGGTTCCGTCCACCTTCCTGTCGTTGGCGAACGCCGGTGCCATCATGACGGATGCGGCCATTCCTTCGGATCGTTTCGCGGTCCACGGGACTGACGCCACGGCCAACCTCGCTGACGGCCTGAAAGGTGTTTACGTTCAGAACACCGCCAAGACCGCGTTTGAAAAGGCGACGATTGGCTTCTATGGCGGCTTCGACAACTACCAGTCTGTCCATGCTCCGACTCACACGGTCGGCACGGCAACTGGTACGCCGCTCGTCAACGGTGGATCGCAGAACGTCACCTATGCAGCCTCCAAGGACACCTGGACCCAGTCGCTCATCACTGACGGCTGGACCAACTCGGTAACGGGTATCCTGAAGGCCGGTGACGTGTTCACGATTGCTGGTGTGTATGCGGTCAACCCGGTGTCGAAAGCCACCACGAACCGCCTGCAAACGTTCGTCGTTACGGCTGACGCCAACTCTGGCGCTTCGACCGGCCCTGCGACCCTGACCATCTCGCCCCCGATCATCACCTCGGGTGCGTATCAGACCGTTACGGCTGCTCCGGCTGACAACGCTGCCATTACCGTGAAAACCGGCACGGGCGGCACGGCCTATAAGCAATCGTTGCTCCTGCACCCGAAGGCGTTTGCGCTCGTCACGCGTCCGCTGAACATCCCGCAGGGGACTGGCCTGAAGACCTCGACCAAGACCGGCAACAAGGTCACCATCTCGTGCTCCGAATGGGTCGATGGCAACACGCTCAACCACTACATGCGCTTTGACATGCTGTGGGGCGTGAAGTGCCTCGATCCGCGTCTCGGCATGCGCCTGACGAACTAACCAATGGGCGGGGCTGTAATGGCCCCGCTCTTTCCTTTCGGGTGAGCGCATGACCACAGTCCGCGACATAATCCAGACCGCTTTCCGGGACATCGGAGTGGTGGCGCAAGATGACGCCATGACCGATGACCAAGGCGCTGCCGGGCTGACGAAATTCAACAACATGCTGTCGGCGTGGGCGCTTGACGGCATTGCTATCACATTCACAGACCTGACGCTTGATGATGTATTCCCCCTTGCGGACAAGTACCGCGAGGGCGTGGGATACCTCGTCGCGTCAAGGCTTTCGCCGGGCTACTCAGCCCCTCCCGGCTTTGATGCGGACGAGTTTTTCCGCAAGATCCAAGCCAGCTACATGACGATTGCTGATGCCAGCATTCCCGACCCGCTGACGTGGAAGGGCAAGACGCTGCTTAGCTGGTTCACCAGATGAAAGTGGAGTTTTGCGGGCAGTCATCACGGGACCCCGACAACTGGCAGGCGTCTTCGTCGCGGCTGGTGAACTGCTATCGCGAGCCATCGCAGGGCAAAACCGGGCACACGATCAAGTCTGACCTTGGCACTTCTGCATTTTCCAGTGTTTCCGGTGTGTTTTTCCGGGCGATAGACGAGATTTCCGGCAGTCTCTATGTGCTTTGCGGGTCAAATCTCAGCAAGATAGACGCATCTGGCGGCGCAATCACGCTCGGTGCCACGGATGACGGCGCAGAGGCATCTCTCGCGGGCAATAACGGGCTTGTAACAGCCTGCATCGGCCAAAAATACTACGTTTGGGACGGAACTTCGCTCACGCAGCCAACGCCGGGAGCATTTTCCGCGTTCGGGTCTGTCGATTACATCGGAAACTATACGGTTCTGACCGAATACAACGGAATTCGCTTCCAATGGTCTGACATTGCCGATGCGACCGACCTTCCGGGGCTGAATTTCTCATCGGCAGACGGGAAGGACGACAAGATCATCCGCTGCGCGGCGGTGAACGGCTATCTCTATATCTTCAAAGAGAAAAGCCATGAAGTCTGGTATGTTACGGGTGCGGCTGGCGCAGAGGCTTTTGAGCGCCAAGCTGGTGGCGTTGTGGAGATGGGCCTAAGGGAATTCGGCCTCTTGGCTAAGGTTCCCGGTGGGAGTGCCTTCTTTGTCGGGTCTGATGGCCGGGCGCATATCATTGGCATTGGTCCGGTATCCATTCCACCGGTTGAGTCAGCAATCAACACACAGAACCCGGAAAGGTGCCTGTGCTGGGAAGATGAGGGCCACACCATGTGCGCCATCGTTTTCCGGGATGCCCCTGCATGGGTCTATGATCTCGCGACAGGCGAATGGCATGAGCGCGCTGAGGGCGTGACGCTTTCTCCGTGGTCGGCAGCCGACAGCGCCAAGATGAATGGCGTCTGGTACGTGGGCAAGGCTGGCGGTCAGGTGCTCATGTTGTCGCGGTCGAATGTCGATGCGGACTATCCGCTGGTGCGGTCGATGACATCCCGAACGCTGGACAATGACGGCGAGCGCATCAGGATTTCCGAGTTGGAAGTATATCCCCGGATTGGGGTTTCCGCCGGTGCCGTTCAGATGAGGCTGTCCCAGGATAGCGGTTACACTTGGTGCAAGTGGCGGGCGATTTCGTGGGCTGTCGGTGAATACGCAAAGCGGATCATCTGGAAGGGCCTCGGGCAGGCTCGACAGTGGACCGTCGAAATCCGCATTTCCGATGCGGCAGAGATTCCGCTGAATTCCGAGGGGCGGATTAAATGAGAGCAAAGCCCCTCTTGAGGGATCAGCCCATTACGCAGGACGGCACGAAGGCATCGACCGAGGCGCTTGAAGTAATCCAGATCCTCACGCGGTTGGTGAACACCCTACAGGACCGGATTGACGCGCAGGACGCCAAGTTCGCGGCCATAGCCGCAACGGCGGCACCAACAGGCGGCGCGACTGTGGACAGCCAGAGCCGCACGGCGATCAACGCGATAATTGCGGCAGCGACGTGAGAATAACGGTTGATGAGGCGCGGGAGTACTTCTCGCACCCTTCACAGCACGAATACGGAAAGACGGAAAAAGACCTGCCGGAGTGGGGCGACTACTGGGCAAAAGGCGGGGTTTGTCTGGTCAGCCACAACGCCTATTGGCCCGGCATTGTCATGGTGCATGTCGG